CATGGACCAACCGGTACCCGTTCAGCGCGATCGACCGGCGCACGGCCTCCATCGGCAGGAAGCGTCTGATCAACTCGTGCATCTCGTCAAAATCGTGGTACCAGACGAGGTTCCATTCGTTCCGGAAGACCTTCTCGATTCCCGGCACGTAGGCCGTCAGGAAGAATGCCCCGCAGGCGAGCGCGAGGTATACCCGGTCGGACCAGTAGCCCGGCACGTCGTTGACGAAGTTGTCGCCGATCACGATCTTTGAGAAATAGCAGGCCTGGGCGAACTGATTTCCCCAGACCTGCTTTGCCGGCTCTCCCCACTTTTGAAAGTCGTACTGGCTCAACTCAGCCATCAACCGATGCCGGCGGTCCGTATAGTTCGATCCGATAAAGACGACCTCTAGCCCATTTGCCGATCCGAGATAGATATTGGATTCTCGCGGTACGTCATGGAGTTGCGGCACACAGCCCTGATGCAATTCGATGCGCGCGATGTTGTGGCTGGCGTAGAAGCCCTCCTCGTCCGTGCCGTCAGTCTGGAAGCACAGATCCGATACTTGAGCCAGCGGCTTGTACCATGCCCAGTTCTCAGGATGGCGCATCCAGTCGAACGTCCACCAGATGATCCGCACGTTCGTCCGGCGCCTGACGAGTTCCAGATCGGACGGCGCGATCTCCGGGGCTTTCGAGATCAGTAGGATTTGAACGCGGTTAGTTTCGATGATCTGGATTAGCCGCTCGGGATCGAACCATTTTGCCCTGGAAATCCGGAGGCAGTTGTGCCCGTTCCGGTCGAGCGCTGCGGCAATCCAGTTCTCGCAATAGCCGTAGTGCGCGAATTCGCCGTAGTAGAGGAAAATCGCCATTAGAGTGACTGCCAACTCCGCGTCATGCCGTCCCGTTTTACGTGAACCGGACGAGCATGTCAATTTAATTTTTTAAGGTGAGTATTGACGGACGAAGAAAACCTCACGGCGGCGTATACCGTCACCGTGAGGTTCGATGGTTATCGAACGATCCGTCTTACGAGTTGTCCGCGGCGATCTGGATGATCCCCGTCAGCGATCCTCCGCTGACGAGTGTTACCGTCTTGCCCGAAACCGTTAATCCGAAGCTCGCATTCGTTGTCGGAGTGAAATCCGCGGCAATGATCGCCGCGAACTGGCTCACGAACGTATCGTTGTTGTTCCACGTGATGTTGCAGATCTCCGTGGCGGTCCGGCCCCAATAGTCCGTATACCGTGTTGCATTCTCTACTGCTGCTGGCATGAATTGTTCTCCTTTCCTTTGAGAGTTAGAGGCGACCGGCCCGAAGGCCGGCCGTGGACTCTACCAATCCATGTTCATCAACAGCGCCGGCGCGAGACCGGCGACCGACGCGCCCATGACACGGGCCGCCGGGATGTTCGTGAGGTTCGAACCATCCGCGATGACGGCGAACTGGTTGTCCGTCGTCGACCCGATCAGGACGTTGCTGGTTGCCGTGATGCCGGTTGACACCACCTGCGCCACGCCACCGATCTGGATCCACCCGAAGTACGCCGCGGTCGGCAGCGTCAACGTGAACGGACCGAGAACGCCCATGACCTGCAGTCCCAGCGTGGCGCCGGAACCGTCGTAGTCCGCACCGACCGTCAAGGCCGGGACGGCCGTCGACGTACCGCCAGGCGTGAAGGCCAAGGCGTACAGCGGCGCTCCGATCACGGGAACGACGGTGACGTCGATCTTCACATAACGAAGAACAACGTTGCCCCATCGCGTCTTTCCGCCGATCGGGTTCTGCGCCACCGTGTCGAACTGGTTGAACCACCCGTTCGGCGAGATCTGCGGCTGCGCGATCTGGATGAACCCGTAGCCTGTGCCAGGATTCAAAACTTGTGCTACCATGTCTCTCCTCCTTAGCTCAGCGTTGGGATGTTGGTCAGCCGGAAGTTGTATCGAGGATTCGACACAATCATATTGCCAGCCCAGAGATACTGACCACTTCGGTCATCCGAATTGTAGATTTCCTTGAACCCCGTGAAGCCGAACTGGTACCGCTTCAGCGTGCTCGAGTAGAACGCCAGGTTCTCCGACTTCGAGTTGATTCCGTACATGGAACCGGTCGGTGCGTACTGATCCACGACCACCTGCGCGCCGACGAACTGGAACGAGCGGAACCCGGACTTGGCAACGTCCGAACTCTCCTCGTTGAAGCGCTGCATTGGCTGCAGTTTGTTGAAGAACCAGTTCCAGGAGTTCTGATCGGAAACGAGCAGGTCCACGTGCTCGCGACCGAACCAGGCTGACCCCATCGCGATTTCCACGGCCTTGAGCGTGAAGCCCGAGGACAAGGATGCGACGTAGCCGTTGACTCCCTGCGAGTTCGTGCCGTTCGACACGCCAACGTCCGTGCGCGTGATGCCGCCGACCGACGTAAACGTGTTCCCGTTATCGAACCACTGATTGAATCCATCGATCGACAGCGTCGAACTGCCGGTGCCGAGTCCGTCGAGGTACAGGTCGGTCGCGATCAACTTGGCCATCTTGCCGGCCGCGTTCGCGATCTTCGAGCCAACGAACGGAACTGCCTGTTGTGCGCCACGGGCGAGAACATCATCCGTGCCATACAGCGAAATGTTCACGTAGTAGAACTTCGGATTGACCTCGAAGGCCGTATCCGTCGGAACATATGCTGTATCGAAGCTCTGCCCGCGTCCAAACGGTCCGCCGTTCAGTTCGGCATAGCCGATGTTCTGGCGAATTTTCACGCCACCATCGAACTGCTGCGCGTTCTGCGTCCGGATCCGGATGAAGACAGGAGAGCTCTTGTAGATAACGTCTGCGACCGTGGGAATGATCTTATCGTGAACTTTGCCGTTCAGGTCTCCCCACGTCAATGCCATTGAATTTCTCCTTAACTAGAAAATGGTTTTCGGTCTGACGCGCTCAGCGCGTCGCTACTGCAACAAACCATCTCCGGACAGGTCATTCGACGGCTCGTACCTTCCGCGGCTGGCCGGCTGCGGCTACGGCTGAAGCTAAGTCGGATTCTGTGGGATCTGGGCGGGCCGTCGTGGCCCTCGTAAAATCTAGCCCTTGCCTTCCTTGACAAGTTCGTCGGCGGCCATGCGGATCGCTTCTTCCAGGTTGCGTGGCACGCCTTCGGTTCCTTTACCGTCGCGCAGCAGTTGCTCTTGTTGCATGCGAATCTGCAGCGGTCCCCGTTCTGGGGCGCCGGCGCCTGGACCGACAGGTCCTCCGCCGGGGACTTCGGACTGTGTCTTGTACTTCTCGACCGCCGCACGGGCGACTTCCTCGTCGTGCTTCGTGGCGATCTCGGTACCGTATTTCATGTTGTAGGCCTCTTCGAGGCCGATCGAGCGCTTCAACTTCGCACTCTGTTCGTTGGCGTACGTGATGAGTGCTTCGTTATCCGCCTTACCAAGGCGGGTGCCGAACGTCTGCTGGTGCTTCCAGGACAGTTCGTTCAGTTCAAGGACCTGCGCGCCGATGTAGCCAGCCCACTGGGCACCGGTCTTCTCGAGGTCCTGCGCCGTGACGACGCCCTTGATCTTCTCGTCGATACCGGTCTGTAGTGCGGTGATCGTGGCGTTGAGGCGGTTGATCTCTTTTGTGATCGCGTCGTTGCCTTCAAGACCGGTGCCGCCACGGGCAGCGGTCAATTCGGCGATCCGCGCCTCTCTCTCGGCAACCATGTCGTTCGCCCGCTTGATCTCATCTTTCCACAGCCCGATATTCGTCTCCGACTGCCGGTAGAAGTCGCGGTTCTTCGTCTCCATGGCCTCGCGATCGAGTTTCAGTTGATTCGCCTGCCGCGTGTAGTCCTCGCGCGCCATCCAGTTGTTCTGGAAATCCGCCGGCGCATTGTCCATCGTCTCGATGAGGCGCTGCTTGTAGTCGTTCGTCATCGTGGCGTCAGCCTCGATGATTGCTTTCAATTTCGGATTGATCGGCATCTTGTTCTCCTTGCTTCCGGGCCCTTCGCGGCCCCAGTGGGGCTAAGCGCTACGGGCTAGCGGCTACGCTTGGTTTAAGAAATTAAATTGACCGATCGGGATAAAATGAGATAGGCTGAAAGTGTCTAGTCCTTCAACCGCTCTCCCCGAGCGGTACTCCAACTAAAACGGCTGGCCCGGCAAGGCTGGCCGTTTTTTTTCAGAAGGAGACAGGAATCTTCGAGAGCATCGCGTCCGTTGGCGCCGGTTGTGGCGGCGGACTGATTGCCTCGGTATCTCCCTGTACAACCTTCGGAACCTCATCGCGCATCCTCGCGATAAAACCCTGGATGTACGGCATCAACGTCGGATCGTCTTTACCGATCGACGGGAGCTTCACTTCGAGTTGCATAGCGGTGTCCATGGCCCCCATCTGACTGGTAAGGGCAGGAGGGGCAGGCTGGGCGGCCGGAGTGGAAGCCGCCCCCTGCGGGGCCGCGGCTTGGGCTGGAGGACCCGGGGCGCCGCTGGCACCTGGCGCTGGACCACCGGAGCCGGCTCCCATTTGCGCAATCGCGTTCGGGAGACCGGCCATATGTGCTTTCAACTCGACGTTCAACCGATCGACGTCCGGTCCCAGACTCGGCACCTGTCGGGCGATCTGGGATAAGAGGGGCTGGACGTCCAGAACCTTCGGCGTGATATCGGGACCGGTCGGCATTTGACCGCCGGCCAACTGGGCCATCAGGGCACCCAGATCCGGACCTCCGTTGCTGGAAACCGATGACGTCGGCCGCATTTGAGCGGAGACGTCAGGGGGCGGCGGAGGACCGACGCCGATATCTGGCATCGCCATCGATTAGTCCTGGCCTTCGGCCTTACCGGTCGAACCCAGACTGTTCTTGTTCGTCGTGCCGCCGGCCACGCCCTGATCCATCGGGGCGTATGTTCCGCCGGAACTGATGAAAACGTCCTTCACCGGCGATCCGTTGGATCCTTCATCGTGACCGGGAAATCCGCCTGTGTCTTTTGCCAGTGCCATGATCATTCTCCTTAAAATGAAATCTGCTTCAGTGAACCAGAACTACCGGCCGCCGGAGCGGTCCGATTTCTTTTCCGCCTTGCGGGCGTTCTTGTCGCTTTTCTTCCCGTCAAATTTCACCTTGATCTTGACGGATTTCGCGTCCTTCATCGGCGGCATATCAATTTTGGCCATCGTGACTCCTATCGCCCGGACCGACCGCTGGAGCGACCGCTGGAGCGACCGGGCTTCTTGCCGGTCATTCGCTGCAGGGTTCCGGACAGTCGACTGAGCGCTCGCTTGTGGCGTTTGGGATCCGCATGGACTTCATCGGCGCGCATTAACGTGTTGACGTCATCACGCGTCTGATACTCGTCGTGGTCTGGGTCCATCATCGGACTGGCTACCTCTTTCGACTTTGCCATGCGTATCTCCTATCAGCCACTAGACTATCCTGTGCGTCAAGCGTTTGAAGATCGGACCTTCGTAATCGATCGCCTTTTGGAGTTGCTCAGCCGGCTCGAGGCCGAGTTCCTGGCAACGCTCGATGATCATCCGCAGTGAGGCGGGGTGACCACCGGTGGCGCGGACGGCCTGCTGGATCGATTCCTCGTCGTGGAGCACGTGATTGAGCGTCACGAGGTTGAGGTCTTTCAAGTTGAGGGCCATCTATGCCGCCTTATCGTATTTACCGATTTGATCGATCAGGACGTGCATGCGGGTCAGACCTTTCAGGCACTCCTGGATCTTGATGTTGAGGTGAGTACTGTCCGTAATCTCGACCTGTCCGGGTTGGGGATCGACGTCGAACGATGCCCCACGCTGGAATTCTCCCTCTTTACCAGGGACCGATACGTACAGATTGTGCTGCGCTTTCCCGGCAGCATCCACCATGATGCCGATCCATTGCCCGATGAGGCTGTCGCCGATACGCGGGAAATTCTCCCGCGTAATGTCGACGTGCTCTTTAAACCCAGTCCAGTAGATCTTGTAACCACGGTAGGTCTCGTGTATCTCCATATTATGACGGTCCTATGAGATTCTGTAACGGGTTGTCACCGCCCACGCCCCTATGCGCCGGCATCGCTCCTGGAGGTGCCGCTCCGGCCTGCGCGGCAGCAGCATCCTTGGCCATCTGCGCGTGCTCTTTCTCGAGATTCCGCTCGACCTGTTCGTAAATCTGAGAGAGATCCAGTTTCTGGAATAACGTCTCCCGGTCCATGTCTCCCTGCCGGCGGAGCGCCATGGCGAGCATCTGATCGTCGTTCTTGTTCAAGTTTAACAGCGAACTGTCCATGATCTCGAATGGGAAGCTCGCCGCGTGGTCGGACGGATTCCGTCCAACCGGGATCATCGTCGCCTTCGACGAATCCCAGACGTCCTGATAGGTGACACCGTGACGGCCGAACAGCCACATGCGGCGCCCGAGCGGATAGAACTGGATAATGTTCGGCGTCATCTGTTCGCCGAGATCGCGGATAGCCAACGTGATGTAGCGACCGCGCAGCCGCATGATCGTCTGCTGGCTTTCCTTCAGTCCCTGCAGGGTATCGCCAGCCGGCGTCACTTTCTTGCGCGCAAGGCCACCAAGGTCCAGCAGGCCGGAATCGTCGTCTTGCTCGTTCTGCGTGTACATCAGGGTATTCTGCACGTAGCTTGGCACGATCGGCGGGTTGCCGTATTCCGGCGGGCTTGCCGCCATCGGGTTGTAACCGATCTTCGCGTTCGGCATGCTCGGATCCAACTGGTTCTTAACCGCGTCCGAGAATGCGTTGTCCGGGAAGAGCAAGGGCGGATTCACCGCCTTTTTGATCATGTCGAGAACGCCAGCCAGAATCGTGTTCACGATGTCCTGGAGTGGGATCTTGGTCCGAAGCTCGGATAGCCCGTAGAACTGCCACGGGACTGGCTTCAGGCGGATCGGGATAAACGGGAAGCGGCCGTGCCAGAAGTAATTCGGGCCGTCGTACATGACCGTCAGGTCCGCGCCGCCGGTAATGATCAGGCGCCCGCGCGGATAGAGCGGCCCGTTCGGCTTGACCTCGTAGTACCAGTTCGAACCGGGCGTGCCCATCTTAACGATGTTGCCAGACGTGTTAATCGAGTAATCGCGAACCCAGAATTCCCGGTACCAGGACTGCGCCAGAGCGCTCTCTCCGAATTCCCGCGGCTGACCGATCCAGCGCTGAGCCTGCGGGCTGAGCATCTCGAACTGCGACATTCCCATGTTGGCGCGCGGACGCTGCAGGGGCTTCGCGTAACGGGTCAGATTGAGATCTGGCGTAACGAGGCTGCCGGGCCCAGGGAAGTTCCGGCGAAACCAGGCGACCGGGCGTATGGCTTCGTAGATACAGCCCTCCCAGTCCTGGAAATTGTGCGCCGGCCCGATCGGTTTCAGGTCGTACGGGCTGAGCGGAAAGACCTGGAAATCGCCTTTGCCGTTCGCGGCCAGACGGTTCCAGACGATCCGCAGGAACCCGGTCGTCAGGTAGGCGTAGATCACGGCCATGGCCAGCTGGAAGTCGACGTCGTTTTTTTTCCACCAGTATTTGATCGTCTTCGTGAGGAGTTTGGCCTGATCGTCGAACGTATCGTCGTTGGCCTTGACCTCGTAATCCGGGCTGATGTCAGTCAGAATCGCGACCGTCGCCTCCATCGATCGGAGCAACCGGTTGTTGACCGGAGACGCCTTGTAGCTCGGACGGCGCGTCGGCCACTGGTCTCCCATGAGGTAGAGGATGTCCCGCGGCAGATCCTGCAGTTCCCGGCTGTCCCTCTGGAATGAATCGGCTTCGTCGAGCGCGGCACCGAGCCAGTCGCGCCGGCGCTTGCTCAACTGCTCCGGACTCAATTCTGGCTTGTAATCGAGGAACTCGTACGGATGGCCTGAAGGGCTAGGTCCGTCCCAACTCTGTACCGTTGACAATGATGCCTCCTGGCTGGGACCGGCGCACTTCGGCTCCCGGGACAATGATCAGCGGACGCACGGAGGCTGGCCGCGTAACTTCAATGACGCTACGACACTTCCGGCATTTGAACGGGATGCGATCGTTCGCCGGGTCGTGGTAGTTCTCGGCCTCGTACATCGACTGCTTGTTGCGATGGCCGCATTTCGGGTGGGGACAGACGAACGTCACGTAATCCGATCCTGTATCGTCGGACCAGAAGACGTTATTGCTCTTGTCGACGGTCTGCTTAATACCGCCGCCCTTGTTCGTGACTTTGATGGCCGTGGTCTGCAGGACGATCGCACTCATACCAACCTCGCTTCCGGTAATTCCTCGTTGGCAAGACGGCGGATGGCAGCATCGACCATGACCTCAACGAGCATCTTGAACGTCATCAGCGGGACCCATCCGAGGGCCACGCGGGCCTTCGTCGCGTTTCCACAGAGAGACCGCACGTCTTTAGGGCGCTGGAGGCCGTGGCAGTTGAATTCGACATACTGTTCCCAACTCGCAATGCCGGCATACTCAAAAGCCATCCTGCAGAAGTCGCGAACCGAATGATTCCAGCCGGTCGCGATCACGTAATCATCCGCCTCGTCCGCATCCAGCATCATGATCATCGCCCGAACATAATCCCCGGCATATCCCCAATCCCGGCGCGATTCCGGATCGCCCAACTGCAGCCGGTGCTCCCGGTCACCTCTAGCGATCCTGGCGACCGATCGGGCAATCTTCTGCGTGACGAACTCTTCGCCGCGGCGCGGACTCTCGTGATTGAACAGGATTCCTGAGCAGGCGAACAGTCCGTAGCTCTCCCGGTAGACCTGTGTGATGTGATGGCCGAACGCTTTGGCGGCCGCGTAGGGCGAGCACGGCGCGAGGATCGTATCCTCACTGATCATCACGTCGTCCGAGTTCCCGAACATCTCGCTCGAGGACGCCTGATAGAAGTGCGTATCTGGCGATTCCAGACGAATCGCCTCGAGCAGCCTGGCGACCGAGAGACCGTTGAAGTCTGCAGTGAACACCGGCTGCTTCCATGAGAGCGGCACGAACGACTGTCCAGCAAGGTTGAACAGGCGAGCCGGGCGGATCGTCCTGAGCGTCTCACTCAGGAAAGCCTGATCCATTAACTCGCCTTCGATCAGATCGAAGTTCGGATGCGACTCGAGGTGCCGGATGTTCGATCGGTCCTCGATACCGACGACGAGGCCTCCGACGTGGTACCCCTGCTCCAATAGCCGTTCGCTCAGATAGGAGCCGTCCTGACCGGTCACACCGGTAATGAGTGCGGTTCTCATCGCCGATGTCCCATGTCGAAGACCTTGCCCATCTTTGGCGTCTTCCGGACGATCTCGCCGCCCTGCGCGACAAGGTTCGGGTCGTCGTAGTGAACGACCCCGTATTCCTTGTAGTACCGTTGAAGGTCGCCCTTATTGCGCACGAGCAACTCTTTCCCGTCCGGGTGGATGTTGCGGGTCGTGAACGGGACGAACTCCTGAACCGATTGCACGAGGTTCTTGTAGCTCATCTGCATCGGG